GGACTAGGTTTACTATTAATGTTACTCCAATCCACCTTAGCGTCCAACTCTCCAACTGTTCCACTAAATACTTCGCTTGTATTAGTAGCATCTGGAATAAATTTCCATTTGCCACTAGCATCACTATAACCAAAAAATCCTGTTTTACTAGAACCATTGTAATAATTAAAGGCTATACCCCTATCCTTATTATCATCGCCAGAAGCTGCTACATCACCACCAATAGTGAAAACAGGATCATCAATGGTGACCACCGTGCTATTAACTGTGGTTGTGCTTCCATTAACAATAAGATTTCCACCAACAGTCACGTTTCCTGTTGTAGAGACTATACCAACATTTAAAGTACCACTACTAGTAACGTCATTTAATCCGGTAATATTTTTACTACCATCTAAAACTACAGCCTTATTAGCTTCTGCTGTGCCAGCACCAGTGGTTAAGTCTAAAGCGTTAACCTCACTAGCTGTAGCAGTAACATCTGTGGCACCAGAAGATAGTGTATGAGTATGATTACTTAATGCTAATCCTGTAGCAGATACTGTTAGGGTATTGGAGTTATCATTATAGTTTAATTGAATGCCTGATCCACTAACTAATAAGCCATTAACCCTATCGTCTATAGCCTCGTCAAGACCAGACAATCCGGATACTGATACAGATATAGAGGAGGTGTCGATACTAATAGTATAATTACCACTAGAATAAGCTAAAGATACTCCGGTTCCTGCTGTTAATGGACTACTAATTGTGAGACTATTACCACTGTCATTATAGTTTAAAACAACACCAGACCCACCAACTAGTAAATCATTAATTCTATCGTCCACAGACTCATTAAGCTCAGACGGAAGCACCGCAGCATAGGGTAATGAACTCCATTGTGTTATACCATCTCCAATTTTAAATTTACCAGTATCTGTCTCGTAGCCCACCTCACCTATATACAAGACCTGATTGGTCCACTGATTAGCTCCAGCGGCAGCTGTTCCTCGACGTAACTGAATTCTATTTTGGACTGGCATTATATCTCTCCCTTATTATGGTGTGCCACCATCAACATCTATTGTGGATAAATAAAGATCTAAGTTATCTATTCTAGAAACATCTAAATTACCAATAATTTTACTCATAGGAATATTATCTGGTAAATCACTAGCTAATATTTTTTCTGTATTAACTATTTCTAAATTATAATTATCGTATAATGTTACCTCTACATCCCCAAGCTCACTAGTGTAACTAGTTTCTAGTTGTATAATAGTAGTTTGTGGTTCTATTAATTCAATAATATAATTACTCATATTTTAACACTCCAATTTATCATTAGTATTACTAAATCTTTTAATTATACTAACTATGCCATATAAAATTCGTGTCGTATATTTACCACCACCAGCATAGATTTCATCAGGACTTTGTAGTTCTATATCATATTTAGCCGAATAAAAATTAAAATTATTTGTTGTTTCTGCTGGTAAATTAAAGGTCACCTTACCGTTTGGTCCATCAACATCAAGACTGTATATAGAATTTGTAGTATCTGAACTAAATTCTTGGGTAGCTCCAGCATTTGTAACCCATGTTATTCTAGCACACCAATTGGTCAAATCTTGGGCTACACCACTAGCGTTTTTATATATAAAAGACAACCTAAAAGAAGTACCTTGCTCAATAGCAAAATCATATTTACTAGCTGCCATAGGGATTTCCTATCATATTAAATTAAAAATATCTTCTCTAGTTATAAATACACCTAAAAAAAAAGGCCGGCACAAGGCCAGCCTTTTCTTTTTGGATCGTTTTACTTGAACGATTATAGTGCGCCAAGTAGAACTCTACGATTGTCGAGAACAGCGAAACCCTGCTCTGCCCATCCGTAGAAGCCAGCTCTCTTCTGACGATGTAGTGTATCGTCCTCGAAGATTTGAACTTGCTCACGAACTGGCATAATGAAGGAATCTCTCTTGCGAAGATCAAGACCAACAACGAGTTCTACCTTGCTACCGGGGAGTGAACCACCGAGTACGCTACTGTAGAATAGTTGGTACTGTTGACCTTCACCAAGCTCGTCACGATCATGGAGGTTGATACCGAAGACACGGTTTAGTGTGCCATCAGCAGCTGTGTAGATCTCTCTACGGGTGACTTCGTCGATCTGGTCTAGGCCCCAGTTACGAATGTCTTCCATAGCTTCTGGTGAAACATAGAGATCTGTTAGCATACCACGATTGTTACTAGCAGAGTTACCACCACCATTACGACGCATAACTGTCTTCATAAGAGAAACGAGTCTCTTTGTGAAAAGACCAGCATTGGCATCACTATCATAGACTACGATGTTGCGATCAACACCAGCAGCTAGTAGTGTGTGCCAACCGTCATCGTTCATCTTCTTGACGAATTGGGCTTCGAGAACTTCCATAGCACGACCAACAACGTCCCAACGGGCATCGCGGGCATACTTTAGAAGATAGTCGATACTAGCGCCAATGTCATAGGTTGGAACCATGACGTAATCGCCTTCAACGTGCTTCTGTGGAATATAACCATGGTTTGGGATGGTATAGGCCACAAAATCTTTCTCTGTGCCTGGGGCAAGGAAATCTAGTGGGAATTCTGGAGTGGCACTTTGGGCCAATTGGATTGGCTCGAAGATGTCATCTAGAACGTTACCACTGAGAACACCCTGACGCAGTGGAAGCTCAAGAGCTTTAGCAAACTCGTGGTTTGCGGCTAGTGCTTCCTCTTTGTGTAACGAACCAGACTTAACTAAAAGGTCTGTTAGTTCTGGGGTTGGATCAAATTTTCTATTGGCCATGTTTTTCTCCCTTATCATGTTAAATTGATGTCAACTTTTGCGTAGCCGTCAGCGTCTTTAGTACTAAGGAATGTACCTACTTTTACACTGTTTGTGGAAACAGTTGTTAGGTAACCACTAGCACCAACATAAGCACCAGACCCAGGACCGACAGTTACACCACCAACGATTAAGTTGGTTGTAACTTGACCCTGACGTAATAGTGTTACTTTACTACCGGTCTGGACTTCATCACGATGCCAATTGATGTGCTGTCTTGTTAGATCAAGACTCACAACATCATTTAGAAGTAGACCAGCTGGAAGTCTGCCAGAAGCAGTAGCAGCATATGTGACTACAGCATTAGAGTCGTCCATAGCAACGCCAGCACCGGATGTGGCTGTTGAATGAACAACGATGCCACCACGCTCTGCTGTTGCATCATTGCAGAAGAACGAAATATCTGTGTAAGCTTCAATACGATCTGATTTTAAAGCCATTTTTACTCTCCCTTATTAAGTTTTTTACCTAGTCTAATACAAACAAAATCAACTAAAGCAGCTCTGGTGTTTTGAATTTCTGATTCAGCACTATCGCTACCAACACTAATGCTGACAGCTTCTTCGGCCTCAACATTTTCTAAAGATTCTGAAACATCATCTGCTTTTACTGTTGTTTCTTCAGCTTTTACCTCTTCTGTTTTAACAGTCTCTTCTTTCTTCTTAGCATTTTTCATGCCAGCGATCAAAGAAACCATACTATCAAAAGCTGCATCATCTAATGATTCAAATTTTTCTACTGTGGCTGTGGCAAGATCAGAATCAAGACCACTCTCTACTAGAGCAGCTGATCTCTTCATTTTCTTTTCTTTCTTAGCCATTTCTTCTTCTTTCATCTTATAGCCAGCAATGACTGTGTTGGCAGAAGCTAGCTCTATTTCAATAGCTTCTAAAGCAGCCTTCATCTTCATCATATCTTCTTTCATCTTTTTATTATCTTCTTGCATTTTTTTGGCTGCTTCTTCTTTTTCGGCTACTTCTGTAATTTCTGGAGTTTCGACTACTGGTGTTTCAGCAACAGTTGTTTCTGTTGTTTCAACCATTGGTATTACTTCTTCAGATTTTACTACTTCTGATTCAACACTCATATTTGTCTCCTTTAAATTGGCTTGATTTGAAAATACACCTTCTTTATCAGAATCGTCATTTTTTTCTTCAACAATTTTCATATTTGCTATTTCTTTAGTAAAATGCAAATTATCTTTTGTAAAGATTATACTTTCTGGGTTAGCTGGTTTATTAACAAACCCCTTGCCAGAAAATGTTATTTGTCTTAATACTCTACCTAGCTTATAGTCTTGGTGTTCGCCAACACCACCATAAGCTCTTAAGTGTTTTGTTAAAAATGCTGTGTCTTCATTTCGTGGTAATACATGATATTTACCAGTACTCTTATTAATTAATCCATAATCAAATCCCTTAAAAAAGCACTCCATACTAACATACTTATTACCAGACTCTATTTCAGCAATTAGAGTTTTCGACCTATCTCTTAGTTCTGGTTCTGTATAACCAGTATAAATAACTGAACCTGTTAATATGTGGAATTTTTCAGGTAGTTGCTCCATATCTGTATCATCACTAAGTATATTACCATCATCGTCTATTGGCCAATTGGAAGTAATGTGGCCAACAATTAGACTCTCATCATGTTCTAAATTGGTGGGTTTGTGGGTGGGTGTAGACTTAGCCATCCATACTTCTCTTGGATCAAAAACATCGTCGTTCTTGTTCCAGGATGTGGTGACTAAAATAGATTGGGTATAATAAAGATCTGTGTCTTCAATACCGGCCAAAGCTTTATCGTTTTTAATTTCTTTATTAATCTGATCGTTATGGGTAATATCAGACTTTTCTAATAAAGACGCATAAACTATAGAAGATTTTGCAGATAAAAGCTCTAATAGCTCTGCTTCTTGTTCGGCCTTATATATCTTCATAATTTTTCTCTAAATTTAGTTTTGGTTCTATTCTGTATACACCAACTGGTAAAAATAGGCTTTGGTATACTTTAGCTCCTCGGAGGTGAGGGTCTTGTTAACCTCACTAGAAATCTTCTTAAGTAGATCATTATAATTGTGGACTTTTATGTTAGAATCAATACTATTGATAGTATTGAGTTTTGCTAAAACTAATTCTTCGGTAATAGTTGTTAAAGGATCTATTGACAAAAAGATTTTAGTTTTTGTAGCTTCAGCTTCATTATATTCACTACTAGATAAGCTTCTCATGTTTTTCTTATTATAAAATTCTAATAAATATGGATTCAATAATTCTGAGATCTTATCTTGAGCTTCTATTGCCCATAGCTGTAATGATGCTCCTGTCTGTGGAGCGAACTGTTTGGTTTTTCTCTTTTCAGAATCTTTACTGTTCTTAGGTCTACCTTGTTGGGGTTGTCCGGGTTTTTGAGACTGTTGTGGTAGACCACCACCAGGAACAGATGGTGTTTTTAGTTCAAGAGCAGTTTTCTCTCCAGATTTTTTCTTCTCAAGTTCTAGTCCCACCTGACTTGGTGTTGCTAAACCGGTTTGCAAAGAAATTTTCTTAAGAGAATCCTCAAGTTGAGGATCATGCCAAGGACCAGCTTTTGGAACCATGCGTTCTCCATCTCTTGCTTTTGTCTCTCTGTTGAGTCTTGACTTTTCTGTATCTGGATCAAAACCAAATACTCTTTGAATAAGTTCATCAGACACAATATTGCGATCAGCTAGTTGTATTAATAATGCTTTCTCAGCATCCTCATTACTTAAATCCATTCTGTCAAATTCAATTTTAGCTGGTAATCTAAAGCCCATAGCTTTTTGAACCGTAGCAATTTCTTGCTTCCAAAAAGCCATTAGTACTCTGCGACCATACTGAAGACGCTGTGTCAATGTTTTTAAACTAATAAAGTTATTAGTAGTACCTGATGCTCCGAAAGTACCAGTAAGAGTTGGAGGAATACCAAGACCAGCATAAATACTATTTAAGTGAGGAGTATATTTAGCTTCACCTAAGAATTGATGAACACTAGTTTTGCTCTCTATTAACTCAATATCTGGACCCCATACAAGATCCATAGTGCCGCCACCAACATTACCTTGTAAGATTTCACTTAGCTTAGAAGCAGCAGCTTGAGTTGGAGCAATCTTATGTTCCAAACTACCAAGCTTAAAAATTCTAATATTAGAAATAGCACCGTCTAATGCTGCTAGATCTGCTAGTTTTAACTTTTCTACAATACTAATATCATCCATGATAGAATATATCATTGGAAATGCCCAAGTTTTCCAATCATCTTTCTTGTAGTGGAATACTAGGGTTTTATCTGGATCTAATAAATATTGTTTTTTAGCCTTAGCTGCTTCAATAATTGCTGGGGGTAGCTGATCTATAATTGCTCTTTCAGCATCGTTCTTTGGAGCATTAATTAATTTTCTAAGAGATGCTGGAATAGTAATAGAGTATGTTTTATTTGTAACGAAAGAAGATAGAGACGATCCTACAACATCAACACATCTTGGATCTATAAAAGTATATCTCCATGGAATTTCTCTTTTCTCTACCTTAACTTCGTCTGAGTTTATAATGAGATCTGGACTAGCAACGCTCTTATAAAGATTGTCTGCTACTTTTACACTAATCTTAGCGGTTTGACGATTAATAACAACATTACCAACTCTGTATAAATTATTAAGAAATCTTTCGCTACGTTCTTCACCCTTGACTTTATCAAACCAGTTACGATAGAATCTTTCTATTCTTTTGTTGGGATGAACTAAACGCACACCCTGACTAGCAAAATCACCCATGAGATCAATAACATTTTTTACTAGACCAACCCTATTATAGATTTGATCTGCCATAGCAAAGATTGCTTTAATCTCTGTTGGCACAGCTTCATCTGGACGGAAATAATCATAATCAGTCTTTGTTAAACCAGGACGGCCAGAGATTGGACCATCAAGATTTTGAAAGTTTCTGAATCGACTAGTAGCACCACTAGCTTTGTTTGCTATTCCAAATTCGTCTAATCCCTTGGATGCTTCTTTAAGAGCATCTTTTTTACTGGCTAAATCGTTATCATCCCATGTTACATAAGCATTTTCTGGTAAAATGGGACTAACTGTTTCTACAGCGGAACTTTTTGGATATTTTTTTCTTGGCATAATAGTATTATAATAGAATTGTAATGGGTTTATGTTAATAAATACACTAATTAACGATAAATACCTGTATATATATTACTGTTAGCCTCATTAGTAAACCAGTTTGGTCCTTTATACATTTGACCGTCTTTTTTACCAACATTACTGAGATTGTTACCAATAACATCAAAAGTAACAGATTCTAAAGCTCTATTCATTTGACGAGCTAACATATTTGCTATTATTAAAGCACTATATCTATCTTTTCTTAATTTGCCCTTTTTACCATTGGGTAATTTAACTTCTGGAGTATCCCATCTGTCTCTAGCATTAGGACCAGTACTAGTTTGTGTCATAACAAT